GCAAAGGAAGGCATACCAGTAGCTTCATCTGCCAACTGTCGAGCCTTATCAAAAACTTGTATACACTCGCCGGTTACGTTCGGGAACTTCGTGCCAAAGATGGCTTGTCCCGGCGCACCCGCCTGACGCCTAAATACCTTACCCGGGTAAACTGACATGTCCTGTCCCGGTACTAGGTTTGTCTCATCAATCTCGATTAACAGATTAGATGATAGTGCGGCGTTATCTACAGCAAGACGCATGAAACCATTCATGATCTCCTGTGTATCTTCCATATTCTCAGCCAGACCAATACCAAAGAACGAGTATGGATTTAACTCATATGGTACTGAGTGGTATGGAATACGAGTAGGCGTGAACGGGTTAATTACTAAACGGATGACCTGACCATTACAGACCCATGCATTGATCTGTACTTCGTCTTGGTCAACTACTTCATCTGGTAATTCCAGTTCAGCTTCTTCAGCGATGTCAGAATCTACGACGCCCCAGTACTCAAGTACTTCGTAGCGTTCTATAGAAGATGACATATCACTGTCTTCTAATGTGTCCTCCCAGTAGTGTGGAGTATAACTCGGGCCGAAATCAATCGCCTCATCAATTGCCTCTGGTCTAAAGAAAGGACGTTTTTTTAGGGCTCTCAGTTGAGAGCGGTTGAGCCTGTGACGTTCTATGACGTACTCGGCTTCTGCCATATTCCGGGCATCTGGGTCTGGATAGAAGTTCCAAATACTTACAGATTCCACTTTTGGAATAGTCCTGAACACGGGATCATACGTTCCTTCGTCATTCCAATTTGGGTACTCTTTCTGTAACGCAAATGGGCCTTTGAGAATGCCTGTACCAAACAGTGACATTTCAAAAGCAACGGAACGTAGATGTTTGTTTGCTTCACTTTCCTCTAGCTGGTCATGGATAGTCTTTTCCATTTTCCTAGAGGCTTCTTTTGCTGGCTCAAAAGTTAGAGCCGTTGGTGTTTTGCCCGGGCCTTCGCGTAGCTTATCTTCTACTCTACCAAGTTGATCTTGGAATGGGCCGGATCTTTTTAGTAATTCTGGTCGTGCAATAGTCGGGTTCTTTGGCCCACTACCGCCGGTTAATTCATTTAGCTTATCCTCAGTAACTTCCTTTGGATCAAAGTGCATAGGGCCACTAACACCCAGAGGCTTGTAACTAGGCTCAATGCCAATAGGAAACTTACTCCCTGCAAAAAGCACATCGACAATTTGAGCATAGGCCGCAAGAACTTTGGTCTTAGTGATCTTGATAAATGCCTGACTCTTTTCCTGTTCGGTAAACTGGACATCAGGGCCGTATAAACCACGATAATTCCTATATGAAGTAAGCCATCGTGTTTCATCGGAATGCCTCGCATCGTTTGATCTATTATATCTGCCTTCGATCCACCCAATCAATCCGCCCAGAGACGCATTATCCTCGGGAGTACCGTCCTCTAATCCGATTGAGGTTTCCTCTAAATTTATATCTTCTGGTCGGTCTACAATTGCCATTTATTTAGTATCCAAATTTACGACTCGCGGGTCTCCAAGTCTGAGTATTTTTCTGTCCCCAATCATCAAACGGGGATGCGGCGCGTGGCCTAGACATGACGCCGTAACGTATGGAGTCATAGGTGTGGTCACTGCGGTATCTCACGTCAATATCGTCCCCACCCTTGGGGTCGCCGGGAATGACGGGAAGATCTGCAATAATCTGGCGGCAGTTATTAAAAAATACGATGCCGGGGGTTTCTGCTTCTTCGTCATATTTGAGTAGTTCATGAAGCCGGTTTTTACCCGCTACCCGGGCTCCTGCGCTTCTATCCGATGGACGCCATCTGCATCCCATCGAAATCATTTCTTCTGCTATGGATGGGCCAATCTGGCCTCGATTGTGCCAGCATGAAGAGTCAAGCACACCATAACTTATTTGTTCGCCAATTTCAAGCTCCATGACCGCTTTAGCTAAGTCCTTGCCTGTGTGTTTGCTGACGTATAACTCTCTGTAAACAATCAGAGTTTCATACGCTGGGTCTATCGCAAACCAGTGTACTGCCGAGTAGGATGAGTACCCGTAGTCACATGACCTAAACCGTCTCCATTCTAGTGGTATCTCAAACGGATCCACGACATGGACGTTGGAACGGAACTCTCCGAACGCCGCTCCGTCGGCAATGGCCCAATCACCTTCCAGTAATTGTCGGCGTTGCATCTCAGGGAGCGAAAGAAGGTTAGCCTCGTAGGAACCCTCTTCGTACAGATAGGGATTGTCTTTAAGAGTTGCTGGTATGAAGCGTCTATCAAAAAGAGGTTTCCCTGCTTTCTCGTGCCCTTCTGGGTATTCTAAGGTCTCGCCTGTCTCCAGATCTTTAGCATGAAACGAATGGTTCGCCGGAGAAGGATCAATAAACATTTGCTTAACCCACGAATGGCCGGGGCCACCCGGGTTCGTAGTAGCTCGCATAAAGATCGGTAAATCGGGGTCAGTGGTTCTAAGACGTGATCGCATATAATTCCACGCAAACGGCGTAGAATGTTGCGTAAGTTCGTCAAAGCCGATGTAGCTAAATGCTTGACCTTGGTAACGTAATACATCCTCTTCTCTTTCTAGGTAGGTCATCCATAGTCTTGCTCCGCTAGGGAAAACCCATTGTGATTTTTTCTCTTGCCACTTAGCGCCGGGAAATGCCGCGACGTACATCTCTTGTGACTTCCAAATTAGTTCTCGAAGTTCGTCGTTGGTTCTTCTGAGAATAAGTCCGTTGAAGTTTGGGTTGGAGAAATATCGCATCGGGTCTGCAAGGAGTCCGATACTCTTACCTCCACCGGCCGCTCCGCCGTATAGTACTTCTCTCTCCGATGCCGCGAGAAATTCTGTTTGCGGCCCCGGGTTGGGTGCGAAGATAACTGTTTGTTCTTTTGGCCTTGCATTAAAGTCGAGTGTATCACTGAACTGTAATGTCGTTGGCTCGATTGGTGGGGGTTCTTCCGTCCCACTTATTGCATCAATCTTTTTCTTAGTAACGGTAAGACTTCGCTTAGTCGCCGCTTCTCGTTTTTTAAGATCGCGTAGTTCACGCTCTTCCTTAGTCTTCGGCGCATTTTTTCGCTTGCGGGTCGCAAGCTGTTTAATACGAGGGTTCTTATCACCCCTATGCCGTTTCCATATATTAGCTAAACCTTGGTGAGATATTTCATGTCCTGAATTCTCACTTAGCCATCTAGCGGCCTCTCTATAGGAGTTCCCATCATCTAGGAAATCCATAGCTTTTTCAATAAAGCCTATTAACTCCCAATGTGGGACTGCTACTAAAACATCATCTTCGCTTACTTTGTATCCGTAGGGTACCTTAGATGTTTTATTAGGTCGCTTCTTATCAGGCCAATTATTCGTCTTCGTCATCGGTTGGGGACACCTGTTTCGGTGGTAAAATAAATACGCCCCCTTCTGGCCCTTTAATTTCTATCTGTTCTTTTTTAACCAGCCCGGTTCTATCCAAGATCTGCGTAGCCGCCGCTACTGCATTCCTCGCCCCCATAGCACCCGGGTCATTCAATACATCAACCATGCTGTAAGTTGCCTTGGGAGCATTCATCGCCAAGACCATACTAGCACGATCTACAATCTCATCACGCAACGGGCCTACAACCTCATTGATACGAGTATTCGTCGAGTACCCAGCCATATTCATAGCCTCACGGATATTGCCTCGCGCCTCGCCACAAAGAGCCTCTAAGAAGGCCTCTTGCATGTCTGTGTACTTTTTCTCTTCACTCATTGATTTGTAATCTTTTTTGAAAGGAAACTTATATCCTTTTTGAAACCTTCTAACTCTCTGGCTAGACGTTCTTTATTGTCTGGAGAGTTCATGCCGACTATCACTGCTAATTTATCTTCGGTCAGCTTGGTAGTCATGTCGTTACGATCCATTCGTAACTCTAAATCGTGGTAACTCTTCTTAACGTCGTGGAGTTCTTCTTCTAGGGTTTTTATCTGTTGACGCGCAATAGCGGCCGCTGAAACGACACTAACTAACATACCCCCTAATGTAATTAGTAGTTTTAGATCTACTTCCATTCCCCCATACCCGATTATTCATTATTACTTATATCCTTGGTGGCCGCGTCCCTCACAGCCTCAAGGGTTCCTAATCTTATGGTCAACTCCTGCACTTGCTCTTGTATCTGTCTAAGATCTTGTATATCTCGCTCGACGCCTTCAATAAGCATGTCCTGCCGAGCATCAGCCGGAAGGCTACCGAGGGCTCCCCTAGGCCATTTAATTCTAAACTCGTTGTTAAGTTCTATCTCCATCTGGCTCTTATCTAGACTATGTTCTAAAGTGTTGAGCCTTTCCTGCATGGAAAAATACGCCATCGTCGCTACGGACGAGGCGATGATCATTGCTATTAAGTTACGGATAGGGATCGTAATGGCCGTTGAGTCATTAACCTCTACCATTTCTTACAAGACCAGTATCTAGCAGTCATCTTATCTTTAGCCGTATCGCACTTGTGACGCGCACGGAAAGATTTACGACGCTTAGGGTTAGACTTCTTGATCTTCATGTTGGGATCACCAAAACGAATGATCTTTTCTTTGCCGTCCTGACAGGCCTTAACAACGAACTTCTTACTGCCGCCCGATGTTCTTTTGGGTTTATTGCAAGCCATCTTTGACTTGTCTACTCGCTTAGTAGCCATAACTACTTCTTCTTTTTGCGAACAGACTTACCGTAAGATGCCTCAACTAACTCCCCACGCTTAGGCTTCTTTGAGCCTTTCTTTTCAGCTTCTTCTTCTTGTTTATCTTTGCGCTTATCTTCCGCCATGCCGCCAGAGCTAAACATTCTCTTACGACGAGTCTCTACATTCTTACCGGAGTTAGAAGGTCTTCCTGTCGGAGCGCCTCTCTTAGGGGCTTTGGGAGATTTCACATTACGAGATGGCTCGTTACGTTTAGCTGTCTTCTTAACAGCCTTACCCTTATTAGCTTTGACCTTATCGTCGGTCTTGTTCACGTCGAGCTTCTGAAGACCGTCTCCAATCTTCATGAAACCACCTGTGTTCATTTTTTTAACTTTGCCACTAGATTTAACAGAGGCACCACAATTTGCGTATTTCACTATACTCTCCCTAAGTATTTATTCTTCCCCGAACTTCACTTTTCGCCGGTTGGCTTCATCATCAAAATTTAATTCTTGGGTCGAAAGACTATCGTCCCGGTAATCGGTGTAGTCCTGATCATAGAATTCGCTGTAACCACGGAAGATGGTAGCTTCTTTGCGAGCTTGTTCCGGGGTGATAAGACCTTCCTCAAGAAGGTAGCGCCTGACATCTTTTAATTTTAAATGGACGCCAGTAGCCGCTTCAATTGCGGCTCTTATGTAAATTAGGTTGATTGAGTTTTTGGGGAAAGACATTTTTAGTCTGGTATTTGTTATAACACTACTACGATGTAATTGCAACACCTGAAATAACGTAGTTAAGGTAATTAATAGGGGCGGAGTATTGACGGATTAGCAAATTCATGCTAAAATGTTCAGGCGTTCGCCGGGCGGTCTATATACTATACAGCTATAGATTGTTGCCATGCAGAATAGGGGCATGTGTCCTTATGGAGTAGGCGGTTGAGGTAGATAGAGTTCTTTCCATCGTAGTCCTCACACTTCTCGAATGTTACGGACATATCCTCAAGGCAGACTAACGCAAACACATCACAAGTACCCGCTTCGTATTCTCGAAACGTGGTAGTCTTACCTTTCCTTATGCTATAGAGCCGCGCACCTGTCGCGGCTTTTTTCGTTTTAACGTCTACACGAATTACGCCAGCATCTTCCGGGAGCATTACGAGCAAGTCGTATCCACTTCCGGCCGTGTGGTGTACTTCGTATCCGTAACCGGACACTATAGCGGCCACCAAATGCTCTCCGATACGGCCAACTTGGGTCGCATCCAGAGGATTCATCAAACTAGGGTCAAATAAAGGCTTAAAACTCATCGAACAAATCTTCGTTTAGTAACTTGCCTTCCATTAGGCCAGCGACATCACGAAGATTGTGAGAATGGCGATCAAGTTCATGTGCAATAAGGTAAAGCTGGTTATATCCGGCCGTTCCTTGGTCTTCTCGGTAGAAATCGATCAAATTATCGATTATTTGCTCAAATTCTATCCGTATTTCGATAGATTCATCGCTTTCATTGGGAAAGATGTAACTAACTACGAAAAACCGCCCGTCATTATCCACCTCAAGGTCATTCTCAACCAATATCGGCAATTCGAGCGTCGCAGTATCGCTAGGTAAGCTCATAAATTAATCCATTTAAGGAAAATACTCCAACATTTGCTAAAGTCATTCCCAATAGTATTAAAATTTACTAGTTAAGTCAACTATCTGGCGCAATAAAGTGCATTATTATTACATTAATTGGCGCATATTATTGCTTGTTGACAGAACGTGTACACAAAACCCCCAAATATCGACACGAAAACCTACTAAGTTTACAAATTAAGTCCGTAGGGCCCCCGGTCTCGTTGACAATACCTATTTTTCCAAATTCGGTCAGGGTTGTATACGGTAACGGGTACCCCCCCCGGTGGCAGTGGCGGCCCCGGCAAGCCCCGCCGTTGCTAGGTTTCCGGCGGATCGACCACAACCGCGATCACTCGGCCCGGGTAAAGCCCCGGCATTGCTGGCGATAACGCGCTCCGGGCTCATAACGTAAAGATATGCCCGGCGGATATCCGGCCCGGTTGCCGGTTGCGCGTGTTGACGATTTCAAAACGACCGAGGGCCGGGCGGCCGGGTGTACGCTATACGCTACACAATAACGCCTAAGCCCCGAACGGTTGCCGGGGGGTGTTACCCTATGGGCCCGGGTTAAATCCCGGCTATGGGCTCGACATTGCGCCGAGTAAACACCGGGCACAAAAAAGCCCGGACAATGCCGGGCTGGTTTCGGTTATTGGGCCGGGTTAGCTGTAACGCTCGGCCCGGATGTTAGCGCCGACGGTATCAATAAAGAGATAGCCGAGCCGGTGGCCGATTGTGTCACCATGCCGCCACCGTTTCGAGAATCTATAACCGGTTAACACTAGGGCCGGGGTAATGATAAACCCGAGGGCCCGGCGGATTGTGTAAGAACCCGGGAACCCTTCGAGACGTTCAAGCGCGATATGAATTTGTCGATATTTCATAATTATA